ATGTTGCATTTGCAGTGACCTACAGCCGTCATCATCTGTTGACAAAAGGCAGCAAATCTGCCCGTCCCCGTTTCCATGTTTTCTTTCCCACCTCACCCTGCAAAAACGCCACGATGCACAAGGCAGTTAAAAATCAGATTCATAAGGAACTGCCGTTCTTTGACGGAAATGCACTGGATGCCTCACGTTTTTTGTTTGGTTGTCCGAGTGATGTTGTATGGCACGAAGGCAGTCTTTCCATTGAGGACTGGCTTACACTGATGAAGTCAAATCGTAACATTCCGCAGGGACAGCGTAACAGCACAATGTCACGCATGGCTGGAAAGCTTGTAAAGCGTTTTGGTGTGACTGAGGAAAGTTATCAGAAGTTCCTGGAAAAAGCAGCAGAATGCGAACCGCCGCTACCGGATGAAGAACTGGAAACCATCTGGCACAGTGCCTGCAAATTCGGCAAAAAAGTAACCTCGCAGGAAGGATATATTTCTCCTGAAGCATATGGCAAACAATCCCTGATTCCCGATGATTTTTCGGATGTTGGAGAGGCTCGCACATTTGTAGAAGGCTTCTCAGATGAGGTGGCATTTACCATTGCGACCGATTATCTTCGCTACAACGGAACCTACTGGGAGGAGTCAGAACACGCTGTCACCCTTGCCATGATCGAACATACAGACGTACAGCTGGCAGAGGCGGAAAAGCAGGTGGAAGCGTCACTTTTGAAACTGGAAAGCCTTGGCGTTGCAAGAGATGCAGCAATCAACGGCGGCAAAAAGTTTCGGGATAGTCTGGATGAAGAACAGACCGCCGCATACAAGGAGTATCAGTACTATGCTACTTTCAAGGCGTTTGTCATGAAATATCGCCATGTTCGCAGTATGACCAATGCACTGGATGCTGCAAAGCCTCTGGTTCTCCACAATCCCGAAGCCCTCGACAGCAATCCAATGCTCTTGAATACCCCCGGAGGCACGTATTATCTGCCCGAAGGATTGAATGGCTGGAAGCCTACAGATCCTGCCGACCTCTTAACGAAAGTGACGGCGGTTGTTCCAAGTGATGCTGGTAAGGATTTGTGGGAGGATGCCTTACAGCTGTTCTTCTGCGGTGACCAGAGTTTAATTGATTATGTGCAGATGATTTGCGGACTTTGTATTGTGGGCAAGGTGTATTTGGAGGCGATGATTATTGCCTACGGTGACGGACGTAACGGCAAGAGTACGTTCTGGAATGTCATTTACAAGGTTCTCGGCAGTTACAGTGGCAACATTTCAGCAGATGCACTGACCGTCAATTGCAAGCGTAATGTCAAGCCGGAAATGGCGGAACTTAAGGGCAAAAGAATGATTATTGCGGCAGAATTGCAGGAAGGGATGCGGCTGAATACCAGTGTCGTCAAGCAGCTTTGTTCCACCGACCCGATCTTTGCCGAAAAGAAATTCAAAGCACCGTTCCACTTTGAACCCTCTCACACTTTGGTGCTGTATACCAATCATCTTCCAAAGGTTGGTGCATCGGATGATGGAACGTGGAGAAGATTGATTGTCATTCCGTTTCACGCAAAAATTCAAGGCTCTAAGGACATCAAAAACTACACACAGCACTTGGTCGATCACGCTGGCGGTGCGGTGCTTTCCTGGCTGATTGAAGGTGCAAGAAAGGTCATTGCGGCAAACTATCAGATCAACAGACCGCAGTGTGTTCTTGATGCAATTGGAGCCTATCGGGAAGGCAATGACTGGCTTGGCAATTTCATCAATGAGTGTTGTGAAGTGGATAAAAGCTATCAGGAAAAGTCCGGAGAACTATATCGGCACTATCGTGAATACTGTCTTGAAAATGGTGAGTTTGTTCGCAGCACATCAGATTTCTATTCTGCTTTGGAACAGGCTGGGTACAAACGTAAGAGAACAACACAGTGTAATGTGATTATGGGACTTTGCATCAAATTCGATTTTCTTGACTAAAAGTATGTTTTTGACTTCCACTTTATAAAATCGACTTCCACTTTTAAGGTCAAAAAACACCGAAATATAGGGAAAGTGGAAGTCATAGGAACTCATATACAGACTTTACGCAGGCGAGAAAAAAAGTAAAATTTTTCTCTATATATAAGGTTTGTATTTGACTTCCTATGACCTCCATTTTCTCGAAAAACAGGGAGAATCCATGCGAGAAAAAATAATTGAAGAAAAACTCACAAAGGCAGTAAAGCAAAATGGCGGTGTGTGTTGGAAATTCACGTCTCCCGGAACGGCAGGCGTTCCAGACCGCATCGTATTGATGCCCGGCGGTAGAATTGCATTTGTGGAAGTGAAAGCACCCGGAGAGAAACCCAGACCGCTTCAACTTTCCCGGCATAAACTTCTGAGGCGATTGGGTTTTCTGGTTTACGTCTTGGATGCTTGTGAGGACATCGAAAAAATCATCTTGGAGGTGAAAAGCGATGGAACTGCATGATTATCAGAAATATGCTGTTCAATTCATTGAGGAACATCCAATCGCAGCACTCTTTCTGGATATGGGACTTGGTAAGACGATTACAACCCTGACTGCAATCCACAATTTGATGTTTGACCTGTTTGCGGTCAGAAAAGTTTTGATTATTGCACCGTTGCGAGTTGCACGGGATACGTGGGCGGCGGAGATTGAAAAGTGGGAGCACCTCAAGGATTTGCGATACAGCGTAGCGGTCGGCACAGAGGAAGAACGCCTTGCCGCCTTGAACGCTCCTGCAGACCTCTACATCATCAACCGGGAAAATGTGGACTGGCTCGTCAACAACACGAAGTTTGATTACGACATGGTGGTGATTGACGAACTGTCGAGCTTCAAGAGCCACCAGAGCAAACGCTTCAAAGCCCTGATGAAAGTTCGACCGAATGTGAAACGCATCGTGGGGCTGACCGGAACGCCTGCCAGCAACGGCTTGATGGATTTGTTTGCGGAATTTCGTCTGCTAGATATGGGGCAGCGGCTCGGCAGATTCATTGGGCAGTATCGGAACGAATACTTCAAGCCCGACAAGCAAAACGGCTATCTCGTGTATTCCTACAAGCCCTTGCCCGATGCAGAGCAGCAGATTTATGAGAAAATATCGGACATCACGGTTTCGATGAAAGCCATCGACCACCTGCACATGCCCGAACTGCTTTCCAACGAATATCCCGTGCAGCTGTCCGACACGGAGCAAGAAACCTACAAACGGTTCAAGTCTGAATTGATTCTGGAGATGCAGGACACTGAGATTACCGCCGCCAACGCTGCAAGTCTATCCAACAAACTTTCCCAGCTGGCGAATGGAGCAGTGTATGACGACACCGGAGCGGTGATTCCCATTCACAACCGAAAGCTGGACGCACTGGAAGACTTGATAGAGGCAGCCAACGGCAAGCCCGTTCTGGTGGCATATTGGTTCAAGCATGATTTGGAGCGGATTCAAGAGCGACTGCGAAAGCTGAAGGTTTCCTATCAGGAAATCCAGTCTTCCGACAGTATCCGGAACTGGAATGCCGGAAAGCTGCAAGTTGGTCTGCTGCACCCAGCCGCTGCCGGGCACGGCTTGAACTTGCAGGCAGGCGGTTCTCACCTGATTTGGTTCGGGCTGACCTGGAGTCTGGAACTCTACCAGCAGACCAACGCCAGACTGTGGCGGCAGGGGCAGCAGTCCGAAACTGTTGTCATTCAACATCTCATCACAAAAGGGACGATTGATGAACGTATCCTGAAAGCCCTGACCCGGAAAGAACAAACCCAGACCGCTTTGATGCAGGCCGTCAAAGCAGAACTTGGAGGTAGCAGATGAATATCATTTGGCAGTACTTAGACAAACGGAGTGCCACTGTAAACGCACTGAAGGATTACAGCAGCATGGCTTACATCCTTGCACATACAGACGAAGAAATCACACAGGTGCATGAAGACACCACAACCCTTGGCAGTCCGGCATTTACAAATATGCCGGGCGGCAGTCCGAACCCGCAGTCCGGCGAAATGCGAATCATCACTGCCATTGACGAAATCGATGTGCTGCGGGAACGGTATCGTCAGGCAAAGGAGTACATGGAATGGTTTCAGCCTGCATGGGACAGCCTGTCGGAGGATGAACGGTATGTGCTGGAACAGTTCTATTGGCAGGAAGAAGATGCCTTTGATGCTATTTCCGCAATCAGCAATCGTTTTCACATTGAGCGGAGTTCTGCATACAAACGTAAAAACCGTGCGGTTTCCAAGTTGACCCTGTTGCTGTTTGGAAAGTGAATGTCCAAAATCGAGGATGACTTTTGCAAAAAGGTGTGATATAATAATATCATAGAAAACTGGCCGAAAGCCCTGTGGTGTTCCACATGGGCTTTCGTTGTATCCGGAGGTGAACCTTATGCCAAGGAAGGCACTGAAACCATGCAAGCATCCCGGCTGTCCCAATCTGACAGACGGCTTGTACTGTGCAGAGCATCAGCCCCTGCACCCAGACCGACCATCTGCCGCCAAGCGTGGCTACGGCAGCAGGTGGCAGAGGCTCAGCAAGGCGTACCTGCGGAAGCATCCACTGTGTGTGCGGTGCAAAGCACATGGACGGTTCACGGCAGCGACCGTGGTCGACCATATCATTCCTCATCGTGGTGATCCGCATCTGATGTGGGATGAAAGCAACTGGCAGGCGTTATGCAAGCCCTGCCATGACCGGAAAACCGGAAGTGAGGACAGTAACCCTGAGTATTTTTATTGACATGGGTTAGGCTGCGGACTGCCGGGTGGGGGCGTTCACTTCTCTACAGTAAAGCAAACACAAGACCGGGGCTCCCTCTCACGCACGAAATTTGGATTTCAAAGGGGGTATTAACCCTAAAAATATGCAACAAGCCGAAACTTACGCAGTTTCGGCTATTTTTCTCTCAAAAGGCAGGTGAAAACAGTGGCAAAAGACGGTACAAGAAGGGGTGGTGCAAGAGTTGGTTCTGGCAGAAAATCCAAGGCGTTAGTTGACAAAATCAATGATGGACAATCTGCATCAGTGCTTGAATTCCCAGAATCTTCTGTTTTGATAGGGGATGATGTTCCGCCAGTAAAGGATTTTATGAAAGCTCAGCAAAAAAACGGAAAAGATTTTCTTGCCGAAGAAATCTATAGTGAAACCTATCGATGGCTAAAAGCAAGAGGATGTGAAAAAGCCGTATACTCCGAACTTGTGATGCAATATGCCATGTCAGTTAGCCGCTGGATTCAGTGCGAAGAAGTAATATCTGAGTATGGATTTCTTGCAAAACATCCAACTACCGGAGCCGCAATTGCTTCTCCGTATGTCTCTATGAGTCAAAGCTACATGAAACAGGTTAATCAGTTGTGGTATCAAATTTTTCAAATTGTACGAGAAAACTGTTCAACAGAATTTTCAGGACTGCCCATTGATGATGCTATGGAAAAACTGCTGACCGCCAGAAAGAGGAACTGATATGGGTTGTGTGTTTAGCAAAAACACAGATGCCGAATTGCACAATGTGACTTTTGATTGTGAGAGTCCTAATTGCCAAAGAAGTATCTATTCCGAAGCAAAAAAATTAATGCAGTCAGAAAAAGTGTATTTCAATCGAGTAGGAAATGGCAAGAAAATACCGACTGTTCTCTCCGCACAGTTTGCAGAAAATCTTGTACGAAGTCGTCAATCCGATATGTGTATTTTAGAACATGGCGAACAAATGGTTGATTTGAGTGTAAGATATACCTCGCAAGCAATAGCTGCATGGAATCAAATAAGAAACATTTTAAAGAGTGGTGAATCAAAATGAACACAACTACAGAATTTCAGCTCGTTGATATCGACAAGTTAGTGCCATACGCCAACAATGCCAGAACGCACAACAAGGAACAGATCCTGAAACTTCGCTCTTCTCTGCGTGAGTTTGGGTTTGTGAATCCGGTTATTATTGATCGGGAATACAATGTGCTGGCTGGTCACGGCAGAATCGAAGCGGCAAAGGCAGAAAATATTTCAGAAGTGCCATGTGTATTTGCCGATCACCTGACCGAAGCACAGAAGAAGGCATATATTCTTGCTGATAACAGAATGGCATTAGATGCCGGCTGGGATGAAGAACTCCTTGCTGTGGAAATGGAAGAATTGCAGAATCTCGGCTTTGACCTTGGTCTGACTGGCTTTGATGAAACTGAAATTGCAGATTTGTTTGATACAAACAGCGGTGACACAGTGAAAGACGATGATTTTGACCTCACCACTGCACTGGAAAAAGCTGCATTTGTACAGCGTGGCGACATCTGGACAGTTGGCAGACACAAGCTGATGTGCGGTGATGCCACATCTGCGGAAGATGTATCTGCTCTCATGGGTGACACCAAGGCAAATCTCATTCTGACCGATCCCCCATATGGAGTTTCGTTTAAGAGCGCCAGCGGACTTACCATTCAGAATGATAGCATGAAGAACGAAGAGTTTTATACATTCCTGCTGTCCTCCTTTCAGCGAATGGCAGAGCATCTGGAAAAAGGCGGTTCTGCCTATGTATTCCATGCAGATACCGAAGGGCTGAATTTCCGTAAAGCATTCATTGATGCAGGATTTCATCTTGCAGGCTGCTGCATCTGGGTAAAAGACAGCCTTGTGCTGGGACGCTCGGATTATCAGTGGCAGCACGAACCTGTGCTGTATGGCTTTATGCAGAACGGCAAGCATCACTGGTATTCAGACCGCAAGCAAACGACCATCTGGCATTTTGACAAGCCGAAACGAAATGCAAATCACCCAACTTCAAAGCCACTTGACCTTTTAAGCTATCCTATCGGAAATTCTACACAGGAAAATGGCGTGGTAATGGACACCTTCGGCGGCAGCGGTTCTACTCTTATGGCGTGTGAGCAGATGAACCGCATCTGTTACACCATGGAATTGGATGAAAAATATGCCTCGGTGATTCTTCGCCGGTATGTGGAAGATACGGGAAATGCCGATGGTGTGTATGTTATCCGTGACGGGAAGCAAATCGCATACTCTGAACTGGTGAAAGAGGTGGAAAAGCCTGATGAATAAACCGCTCACCCTTGGCAGCCTCTTTGACGGCAGCGGCGGTTTTCCACTTGCCGGACTGCTGACAGGCATTGTGCCTGTCTGGTCTTCTGAAATTGAACCGTTTGCCATTCGTGTGACAGAAAAACGGCTGCCGCAGGTACAACACTTCGGCAATATCAGCG